AACTCAGCCGCAATTTATGCCAATGGTGCTTTTGCAGCTGCTAATGCAGCTACAGCCACGGACACAACACAAAACAATTCAATCGCAGCTGCGTTTACTGCCGCAAATTCTTCAGGTGTTTATGCTAACGCAGCTTTCATACATGCTAATGCAGCCTTTAATGCCGCTAATACTGGCGGTAGTTCAACTGATTCTTTTGCAAGAAATACTGCTAACGCAGCGTTTGCTCGGGCAAATAATTCTTTAGATGCTAATAACGGCGGTACTGTTACTGGCACAATTACAGCTACTTCATTTATTACTTCAGGTAGTTTTGGTAACATCCAAGGTGCAAATACAATATATGCAAACAACTTTGTAGCTAATACAGGATTCATTCAGTTTGCAGATGGTTCAAAACAATATACTGCCAATGCTGGTTCTGGTGGTGGAGGCGGTACTACCGATTTTGGTTTTGGTATTATCTACACCGCAAACAACAATACATATGCTAATGCAGCTGCTGCCAATTCACAAGTCAATTTTGTTGGTGAATCTGGTGTTGTTGTTTTTGCTAATTCAATCACTAAAACAATTACAGTAGCTGGTACTCCTGGCGCACAAGGCCTAACTGTTGATTACGGATTTGTGTATGATCCAGTCAATTACAGCATAGATTACGGGACACTATAAATACCATTATGTCAACACAAGTTCAAATACGAAGAGGTAATACAACACAGACCAGTACATTCACTGGCGCTGTTGCTGAAATTACCGTAGATACCGACAAGAAAACATTAGTTGTCCATGATGGTTCAACTCCAGGCGGAATTCCACTTGCGACACAAGCTAATGTTACTGCATCGGCTGCTTCCGCAGCTGGTGATGCATTAGCGTTTGCAATTGCTTTAGGATAAAAAATGGCTACTCCTTCAACTCGAGCTCAATTCAAAACTTACTGTCTAAGAAAACTTGGTTTCCCCGTTATTGAAATTAATGTGGATGATGACCAAGTGGAAGACCGTATAGACGATGCTCTATCATACTTTCAAGACTACCATTTTGATGGTACAGAGAAGATGTATATGAAGCACCAATTAACGGCCGCAGATATTAATCGCCGCTGGATTTATTGTCCAGATGCGGTAACATTTGTGACAGGTGTATTTCCATTTAATAACTCTAACGCATCAATCAATATGTTTGACTTGCGTTATCAATTACGCCTGCATGATTTGTATGACTTCACATCTGTTTCTTATGTGTCATATGAAATCACCATGCAACATATAAGAACGCTTGAGTTATTGTTCTCTGGCACTCCACAATTCAGATTTAATCGTAAACAAAATAAAGTTTTTTTAGATATTGATTGGACAAGAGATGTTCAGCCAGGTGAGTATGTGGTTGTAGAATGCTATAGATCATTAAATCCTGATGTGGTTACTCTCTCAGGCACAATGTCATATACATCAGGCAGTAATTCTGTATTAGGTTTTGGCACAACATTTGATCAACAATTTTTAGAAAATGATTTCATTACATTTAATGGTGTTGATAATTTCCAAGTGGATAAAATACTATCACCAACATCGTTAACAGTTCGTGGGCCAATGGTTAATACCGCAGCTAATGTAACTGGAACAATTTCTGGCAACTCTGATGTTTGGGGTGATAGATTTTTAAAGAAATATTCCACAGCATTAATCAAAATGCAATGGGGTAATAACCTTAAAAAGTTTGCAGGTGTGCAATTGCCAGGTGGTGTGACATTAAACGGTAAAGAAATTTATGATGAAGCTGTGGAAGAAATTGCCAAGTTAGAAGAAGAAATGCAAATCATAAATGTTTTGCCGAACGAAATTATGCTTGGTTAAAACTGATGGCAACCAACCTATATTTCCAGAATTTTCCAGCTAATCAAGTTACCAGCGAGCAACTTCTTGTTGAGGACTTGGTTATAGAATCTCTTGGAATAAACGGCATGGATGTTTATTACATGCCAAGATCCAGTAGAGATTCTGTTGATCTGTTGTATGGTGAAGATACATTAAAAACATATACATCTGCATATCCACTAGAGATGTATTTGGAAAATGTTACTGGCATGGAAGGTGAAGGTGATTTTATGTCCAAATTTGGACTTGAAATCCGAGATGAAGTAACCTTACTCGTTTCTCGCCGCAGATTTGGCTTTACTGTAAATCAGCTTAGACCACTTGAGGGAGACTTGATTTACATTCCATTGTTTCGTAACTTCTTTGAAATAACTTTTGTAGAACATGAAAATAACCAAGCCATGTTTTATACACTTGGCCGTGGTCGTGGTGGTAATGTTTATGTTTACGCATTAAAACTTAAACAGTTTGTGTTTTCAAGTGAGGTTATTCAAACTGGTATATCGGAAATTGATAACCAAATATTTGATTTATATCCAAGAAATAGAATTTCATTAAATGCTGGAGGCACAGGTGCTTTTGTCGCAAATGAAATTGTATATCAAGGATCAAGTTTAGCCAACGCTACTGCACAGGCAATAGTTTATACATATAACACAGGTGTTTCTCTTGATGTTATAAGAGTGATAGGTACATTTAATTCTGGTAATGTTCGTGGTAATACTGGTAATGCAAATTGGATCATTAATACTGTTTCTGATACAGCAACGATGGATAATGCATTTGAGGATATTGTAGATAATAATCGTATTGAAACAGAATCGGATTCTATACTTGATTTTACCGAGCATAATCCTTTTGGAGAAGCTTAATGCTTGGCAATAGTCATTTTTATAATAGAACAATTCGTAAAATCGTGGTTGCATTTGGCACCATGTTTAATGATATACAATTGGTTCGTTACACCAAAGATGGTCAGACGGCAAAAGAAGTTACAAAAGTACCACTTTCTTATGGTGCAAAAGAAAAATATCTTGCACGAATTACTTCTGACCCAAATTTAACAAAATCAATCGCAACCATTGTTCCAAGAATGAGTTTTGATTTGGTTGGTATGGAATATGATTCTAGCCGCAAACAAATGTCAACTCTACAGAATTTTGCAGCTAACAATGCAACAAAATTTAACAGTCAGTATGCACCAATTCCTTATAATTTTGATTTCACTTTATCAATTTATGTTAGAAATACAGAAGATGGGACACAAATACTAGAACAAATTTTACCATTTTTTACGCCAGATTTTACTGTTACAATAGATTTTATTAATAAAATGGATCAGGTCTATGATGTGCCTATCATTTTAACATCTGTTTCTCCATCAACAGATTATGAAGGCGATTTTTCAACAACAAGATTGGTCATGTGGGATTTAACTTTTACAGTTAAAGCTTATATTTGGCCTCCAGTTAAAGTAAGTAGTGTCATTCGCCAAGCTAACACAAACATATATACTGATGCTAGAAATCTTGATGCACAAAAAGTTTATGTAAATTATGCAACGGGAACCGGAGTATATACTACAGGTGAAGATATTGAGGTTGTTTCAAGAGGTGTAAAAGGTGAAGTTATATACTTCAGTAATAATGCATCTGGAACATTGGTTGTTGGTGCGTTAAATAAAAACCTTGCTGTGAATGATAAAATTGTTGGCATGTATTCAAATGCTTCGTATACAATTTCAACACTGGATAAAAATCCAGTTAAAGCTTTTATGATTGTAACAACACCTGATCCAATTACAGCTAATGCAAATAGTGCTTATGGATTTGATGAGTTATTTACTGAATGGCCAAATACATTATGAATAAATTAAACAATAATCTATCTGAAATTTTTGATGTTGAACCTATTAAACATACTGAAATAGTAGAGTTACCAAAAAAAACAGATGTTGTTTTATCTGATGAAGTTGATGCTGATTCTGCGTTAGCTAGAAAAAATATTAAATCTCTTTTAGGTAAAGGTGAAACAGCGATAGATAACTTGATGCTAGTAGCACAAGAATCTGAGCACCCAAGAGCCTATGAAGTGTTGGGTAATTTCATTAAAACACTTTCAGATTTAAATAAAGATTTATTGGACATACAAAAGAAAAAACAAGAGTTAAAACCACAAGATATTAAACAGTCCATAAATGTGGAAAAAGCTGTATTTGTGGGATCAACGGCAGAATTATTAAAACAAATAAGAGAGAACAAATAATTATGGAACAACTCATTCAACAACTTAAAGTTATTTTAGGTACAAACTTTGCTTTGTATTTGAAGAGCCACAACTACCATTGGAATATTGAAAGTTCAAATTTTCCTCAGTATCACGATTTTCTAAAGAATTTTTATACTCAAGTTTTTGATCAAGTTGATCTAATCGCAGAACATATTCGTTATCTAGATTCGTATGCTCCAGGATCCATGCAAAGATTTCTAGAATTGGCAGATATTGAAGAAGCTGTTGATGTTGTTCCGTCCGCATTAATGATGATATCACAACTCAAACAAGATAATGATCGGTTTATTATTCATTTACGAGCAGGCATAGCTGCAGCTGAACAAGCTGGTGAACCAGCAGTATCTAATTTTTTACAAGAGCTTTTAGGAGCTCACCAAAAAAATGCATGGATGATGCGTAGTATTATAAAATAATGAATAGTGGATATAATGGTAACTTCTCACTAAAAAGAACGGGAGTAGATTTTTCTTATACCGAAGAACAGGTATTGGAAATAGCTAAGTGTGTAGAAGATC